CTTAGGGAAGTCCCACACATTTCACCAACTCCGGGTATATCAATGGCAACATGTGGCGCAACTCCAACATAACTGTGTTGATTATATCCCAATAGTTCTTCATCGTCTTTAAGAGTACGTAAGTGCGCCGGCGTTCCATCCTTTAAAACACCGTCTAAATTTTTGAATCTTGGATTTTCAGCCATGTCTTTGGCTCCCACTAAATAAATGGCCGTTGTAGTATTAGAATCCAAGCCCCCTAGAACCTCTCGGGCTGCATAAGGATTTTTAGTTTGTACTATTTGGCTCTCCGGAATCCCATGTTTTATCATTATAATCTTTTTTTCTTCGAAGCTTAAGGGCGACCCGGGTTTTGTAACATCTGATGTTGCAATAAAAGTATTTTCTAAACCATATTGATTGGCAATTTTTTGAAAAGTTTGGTAATGATGCCGCCCCATTGGCTGAAATCGACCCGGATAGATAGCAATAACTCTTTTAGCTTCTTCGGTTAAAAGGCTTTCAGTATAAATTAGGTCCTTAGCCCAACTTAGGGGGGACTTTTGGGTTGGTTGTTCGGCGATCGCCCAATTTACAGCTTCTGCCAAGGCCTTTTTTACGTTCCGTGCTTCCGATACCACGGCGGTGATGGGAGTTCCTGATCGTAACATTGTAAAAAGTTTCTTGTTCGTTTTGGTAGTGGGCCCCAACTTCGCGGCCCATTCATTAAGAGTCTTGGTGGTAGAAAATCCGCCTGTCCCCCAAAACACCGTAAGACTTTCGTTTTGTGTAAATTTGTCTCCCTTGTCGATCATAAAATTGGCACGACTAAACTCCAGACGATCTACAAACTTCACTCCGTTTCCTTCGTGATCAACGGCAACATAGCCTTCGGGGTTGGTAGCTACCAAGTCTCCCGATCCATCATCGATAAAATGTTTGGTGTTGTAAACAGCATTATTGTACTTGGCGATAAATATATTTTTGGCTTCGAAAAGAAGACGAGAGACTTTGAAAATATTCAACATATCTTCTTTTTTGCTTTCAAAGGCTCGAAGATCTTCTTCTCCTTTGTTAAAAGCGCGGGCCTTGCCGCCTGGACTCTTTAACTTGTCTACTCGCACCTCTAGTTTGTTGGAATACCATCTTAAGAACCCTTGGAACGAGTTCTCGGGATCCCCAAGGAATTCACCAGACCTAATCTCGCTATTGATATAAATGTTTAGCAGATCAGAAGGCAAATCATTATAATCTATTCTCTTATTGACTTCGTCTGCTTTCTCAACCAAGTTAATGACACGTTTCTCTTCGCCGGCGGTGAGTGTAACTGTCCCCGTATCATCGGTAAAGAATGCATCATCAAACCAGATCCCTGGAACTCGGTTTAGTCCACTAACATCCGCTCCAAAACTGGCGCCACTATCTAGACTATCATAGGTTGTGTGAAAAACAATGCCAAACTTAGATTGGCCTATCTCTTTTCCCAAATCAGAATTGACAGGGACTGCATAAACAATCGTATTGGGCTTGAAACGATAGTGCGCCTCACCATCAATTTCAACCACCTCAAGCATTCCATCATCAAACATGAAATCTCCCTGCAGGATATTTTTAATCCCTAGAGAGGGGAGATACTTTAATGCTTTAGTTAGTTTATCTACGAGCCCAGGCGCATGCCCGTGATTATCAATAATATCCTGAGGGGTGTAGTTAATCTTGGGAGTCTTGTTAAAGATGGATTTAGTCCCAACAAAGAACTTGCCATTTTCAGGATTGATTCCTGCAAATATGGCTGGGGCCCCATCCCACTTAACAGAGGTTTGAACGCGAGACTTCGAATTTCCTTTAAGGGTTTCTAACAGTTCGAGCAGAAATGCGCGCGCCATATCATAGCCTTGAGGGCCCTGTGTAAGAACTAGCTCTTCAAGATGGGTAAGATGCGTATTTGCCTTGCCTTCTTCTAACAACGACATGGGATGACTACTGCTCCTTAGATTCTTCTAAAACCTGAACCTGCTCTTCAAGTACCGTGACGCGTTCTTGCAGTCGTCGACTGCGGCGGCGAACTTCTTTCAAGCTTTCCCTGGCTATTTCAATCCTGCGCTCATCACGGCGAGTACGCGGCGTAATAGCTTGGAGAACCTCCGATATAGACTGGATATAGCTAGCAATGCTTGGGGGTGCTGATTCGCCCAGCAAAAACTCGCGAGTCATGCGGCGAGAGTTCACGACTATCCTTTAGCGGACTTGCGAGTTGATTTCTTAGTGACCTTTTTAGCCGGCGCAGCAGGGCGCTTTTCTTCAACCACCGGTACTACTTCAACCACCGGTCCAGCTGCCGCTTTTTTAGCAGCTTCTTCTGCTGCAGCTGCAGCAGCCCTTCTTGCGGCTTCCCGCCGACGCCTAATATTTGGTGCAACCATTTTACTTACCTTCCTTTCTAATACGCTCGATAACACGTCGAGTGATGTCTTTTGCTTCTCTTACTGAAATCTTGCGCTCTTTTTTGAGACGCCCCGGCCGTTTCTTGCCGGGCTCGTCTTCACCGCGCATAAAAACGAGTTCATTTACAGAGTCTTCCTCGAGATTTCCAGTCTTAGAGAATTTTAGCCATGCGCGCTTGACCTGATCCAAAAGTTTTTCTGCACCAGGATCCCCGGAACGAGAAGCCGAATCATAGGCCTGCAATAGATCGCTTGCCACGAGCATAAACTTTTCCTTTACCTCCGGCTTCGCCGCAGAAAAGATAAAATTCAACTCAGGTTGATCTTCGGGATCTGCTTCGCCCCATGCTCCGGGCTCGTCCGCAAAAAAAGTAGCTTCCGAGCCGTGCTCGCTTGCGAAGCTCTCAGAAACTTCTTTTGATTCCTTAAGAAACCCCCATTTCTTCATCAACTTGGTGTTGATCTCATTATTTTTCCATTCTTTCAATGACATTTCTGGTTCTCCTGAGTTCGAGAAGTCAATCTCGATGTTAATTTTTCCTGTCTTAATTAGATCTTCAAAATCCCTAAAGATTAAATTACCTTTAGTAAATGCTTCTCTTTCCATTTTGCGTAAATGTGGATCCCGCTGAGCGTACCCCGGATCGCACGACCCGGCGCCAGTAAAATCACCCCGACAATTCTGAGTATGGTGCACCAATTCGTGTGATAATGAGCGCATTATATCTTTTGGATGCCTTCCATCTATATATAAAGCAATCTCATAATTTTCTGGATCGTAGTAGGCGGTTTTCCCCAACATTTTCATTGAGTTATCTTCATCACTTTGAAAATTAATTGTTACCGGTTTGTCAAAACCAAGCTTTTCTTGAGAGTAAGGAAAAAAATCATTCACCCACTGCTCTAAATGATACACATTCGCTGTAGAATTATTTACACATTTATGCATTGTTTATTAAATAGTTTAAAATACTAGAAATAGCATTCCCCATAGATGGTAAAGACATATGATAACATAAACAAAATTTAAACTCAACAAAGCGATTCGTATAATTTTGCGAAAGCGCTCCCGAAAGAAATAAAGTATATAAATTCCAGTAAAACTAAATCCTAATTTTGCTAAAACAAATAAAATGGAAGAATGTTTAAAAAAGAAGGCCATTGCAGGATTGGCCTCGGTGGCCAGCCCTCCGTGGACCCAAAAAAGGGTAGCAGTTAAATCAATAAATATTAAGACAGTCAACACATATGCTAGATTGACTATCTTTTTCATTCTTATTTTCTTTGGGACATTTCCTTGCAAATTATATCAGCCACCGAACATACTTGCAGTACTTTGGGCTGTTCCCAAAAAGGGACAATAATGTGAAGCAACATAGCAGCACCAGAGCCGAGCAGTAAAAGAGCAAGTTTCACCGATCGTACTGTATGCACTGCCCATCCTTCACCTTTTAAGTGTTTCCAGTTCCACATTATCTACCCTCTGGGTTTTGCTTATCGTAAATTACGGCATCAAAAATTTCTTTAAGCTTATCAGAAAGTTCAATAATTTGTGATTTAACATCATCAACTACTTTATCATCCCCTTTTAACATATCGTGGAGTTGATCAGCTTGTCTAGCCATATGAAATAATTTTTGACCAGTTAAATCGACCGCTTCGTTATTATAATCAGACGTATCATCATCCCTATAATTATACAGGCCGCCCTCTCCGGGCATCTCTAAAAGGATAGATTCATTTTTATGAACAGTATCTAGAATAAGTTTTTTAAGTTCTGATCGAGTAATTTTCATGATTGCTCCTTTGATTGATCTGGTTCAAGACCGCTGGTTACTTTTTTAATAAATTGTTCTAGAAACGTTTTAAGTGTCGACCGATGTTTGACAAGATCGGCCTTGTCTGCGAGGCCCGTTAGTACCTCCTCAACTTGAATGAGGATTTTTCTTTCTGCATCGTCAACTCCTCCCAAAACAGTT